GGCGAGGAGCGCCTGAGCCCGCACCAGGGCGGCCTGGCCGCGCTCCATCTCGCCGTCCTGCAGCGCCGCGATATCCGACGTGTCGAACCACAGGCGGTTCCCCGCCGGGACATCCAGCAGCTTCTCCAGCGCCCCGCACGCCGACCGCCACGCAGGCCGCGCCCAGATGTTCGCGAACTTCTGCATCGACTCCTCGAAGCCCCGGCCGGCCCCGCGCAGGGGTTCGAGGCCGACCAGGACGCCCGGCACGCTGCACGCGGCCAGGATCCGCTCGGTCCCGACCGCGGACACACCCGAGAAGTCCATCTGCTGGAGGGAGTTGCCTATGACAGTCGCGTCGGCGCCCTGATCGAGCACCAGCGTCTTGTACGCGTTGTTCGCCGAGCCGTACCGGGCGTGCATCCGCTCCCGGATCGAGTCCACCGTCCCCGGCTGCAGCTTCTGGCTGTACTTGATCAGGAGGTTCGGGCTGGCAGCGTTCTGGAGGTAGCGGATCTTGTGCTGCACCAGGCCGTCATCGCCCAGGACATCCCGGTAGACGGGCGTCAGCGGCGCCATGCCGCGGAAGTCGGCCTGCGGATCAGGGACCGGCGCCCAGTGGACGCACTCGTCCGCCGGCACCAGGAACCCCTGGCCCTGGTCGAGGACGGTCTTCGGCGGCTCCCACCAGTAGCCCACCGGGCGCCGGTAGAACCCGCCGCCGGACACCTGGACGGCCTCCGATACGATCGTCACCCAGTCCGGCCGTAGCCTGACCAGGCGGTCCTCGCCCGGGGCGTCCCAGATGTACGCGTTCCCCGCCAGGAACGAGTCCTGCTCCATCCGGGCCAGCAGGTCACCCGTCGTCGTATCCGGGCCGAACGGCACCTCCAGCTTCGCCAGCGTGGTGTTGCCGAACAGGTGCTTGTCGTCTTTGGCCTGGTACTGGAACCGGGCCTCGCAGAACAAGGCGAGGCGGGTCAGGGACGCGGCGAACACCACCGCCGAGGACGCGTTGGCGTTCTGCGCCCACGCCGTCAGCTGCGGCAGCACCGCCTCACGATCCGCCGACGAGTAACTGCTGGTCAGGACGGCAGCGCCGGAAGCCATGCCCTCCCAGTAGCCATCCCGGCGGATCAGCCGGTCAAGAAGCCTCACGACACGGCCGCCAGCCCGGCCGCCGCCGCGAACTCAGCTGCCTCATCCCAGTCGGTGTAGCACTCGTTCTCTGGCCAGCGGAATGACGACCCGGGGATGCCGCACGGGTGCTTCAGCGGATGCGTGAAGTCGGCCGATAGCTTCATCTGCGGCAAGTGGTCATCACAGCTGGCCATCATCGCCACGATGTACTCGCACGAATCATCGAGCACGAAACCGTGCCAGGCAGCGTCACGGCGGCAGAGCGATTCACCGGGAAGCAGCACAAGGCCGCAGATCCAGTGCTCCCATTCTTCGCGCGGCTCGCCCAGGAGCGGCAGGTCCCTCACGACGCGCGGGCCCGCTCGAGGACCTCGTGCAGCGTCGGCACCTGATGCACCGACGGCGCCTGGGCGCCGCGGCCGTCATCACGCAGCAGCGCGTACACCCCGACCGCCACCGAATCAGCGATGACAGCCACGCCCAGCGCCCACCGGCCGATCAGCCACCCGCCCGCCAGCACGCCGAGCAGTGAAACGCCCAGGAGGACCACGGACAGCCGCACGCTCGCCTCCATCGCGTATTATCGAAATCGGGGCCGGGCCTAGGCGCAGGGAATCTGTGGTCTAGATCCGATCGTCGGGATTGGGAGCTGACCGGTTTGGCCGTGCTGGTGCCAGGCGATGCAGCCACATACCTCGAAAGACCCGGCCCTCAGACCGCCCATACGCCCGGCGTGGCCAGCTCCAGCCACCGGCGGAACGCCCAGCACGCCAGCGTCGCCGCGACGAGCGGGCTCTGGTCGACCGTCACGCGCCGCTCCCACGCCTGCGCACCCGCCAGCGCGCGCTGCTGCCCCGCCTGCACGGCACTGGTCAGCGGCGGCTGATCCAGGTGCGCCAGGCCGCCATCGTTCACCAGGTCCAGGAACTCGCCGTGAGCGGCGACAACCTCAGCCGTCGACGGTTCCCTCACCAGCATCCCCGCCTCCGCCAGCGGCCGCAGCAGCGTCCCCGCCTGCGACCGCGGATCCACCACCACAGCCACCGGGTCATGCTTCACCCAGAGCTCATCCAGCCGGGCCACGACGCCGCGCGGATGCTCGTAGAACACCAGGTCAACGACCACCCGCGTGCCGTCCACCTCACGGCCGGCCGCCACCACCGCCGCATGCTTGCGGTCCTCGGAGATCTCGCACGCGAACGCCACGGCCCCGGCGGTCACAGCCGGGCCCCGGGAGCCGCGCACGCCGACCAGGCGCCCGCCGAGATCGTCTCCCACGAGCCGCCGTCGGCCGGGTAATCCCCGATCGACAGCCGCTCGCGCTCGAACCCCTCCCGGGACAGCGCCCCGTGCTCCTTCTCGATGTACTCCGCGCTGATGCGGATACCCAGGCCCGGGTTCGCCTTCGCCCACGTCGCCGGGTCCGCCGGGTCATCGCTCTCGTCCGCGGACCACTCGAAGAACGCCAGCGACCTGTCGCCCCGCAGGCCGCGCTCCCGGACCCGGCCCAGCTGCACCGACCCCGGGCCACCCGCCGTCGACGCATACCAGACCTGCGGGTTCTCCCGCGCCGACAGGGTAGGCAGGAGCGCTTCCATCTCCTTGTCGCCCAGCTCGTACGCCTCGTCGAGGATCACCGTGTCCGCGGTGAACCCGCGGCCGGACCCGGCTGACCGGGCGACGAACCGGAGCCGCTGCCCCGACTTCAGCTCGATCATCTCGTTGCCGTTCGCGGTGCGGATCGCCTTCACGTGCCGGGAGAACTGCCGGTTGTCCTGCACTACCCGGGCGATGCGCCGGAACGCGTCCGCCGCCGTCTTGAACTCGTGCGCGCTGTGCAGGATCAGTTCCTCGCCGAACAGGAACAGGCCGGCCAGCTCCCGCGCCTCCAGCACGGTGCCCTTGCCGTTCTGACGGCTGACGATCAGGCCGACTTCAAATGAGCTCCACCTGCCGTCGCTCCGCTCGCCGAGCGCCCGGTCCAGGATGAACGCCTGCCACGGGTCCAGGACGATCCCCGCCGTCGCGGCGAGCTCCACCGCCTCCGCGCCGGCCGACGACAGCGCGGGCGGCACCGAGCAGATACGGGGCCGCTGGTCACCCAGCAGCCTGCCGGGCGGCACGTCGAGCACGGAGCTGGTCAACAGGGTCCTCTTCCTCCGGCAGGCCCGGGTCCAGTTTCATCCGGTGCCGCGCCGCCGGCGTCATCCCGAACTCCGCCTCCGCCCGCGAGATCAGGCTCTCCAGGTGGACCAGGTAGGCGACCAGCGGGTTCAGGACCGGCTGGCCCATGCTGCCCTTCACCAGCCGCGCCTCACGCACCGTCCGCGCCGCCCGGTCATACTCATCGGCAGCCTGGATCCACCGGGTCAGCCGCGGCAGGTCCGATTCCAGGTTCACCGCCTGCGCGGCCGGGGACTCCCAGAAAAGGCGCCACCGGTCACGGCTGGCCTTCAGCAGGCCCACGGGCGGCTTAGGCGGTGAAATCATGCGGCTGGCCGGACGATTCGAGGACCGGCTTCGTGCCGGTGTGTTCCTGGTAACGACGGCAGATCACGTCACAATAGGGCGGCTCAATCTCCATGAGAGCCGCCAGCCGGTTGGTGGCGTGCGCGGCGATCAGCGTCGAGCCGGAGCCGCCGAACAGGTCCAGGACGAGGCCAGCCGGCGGGCTGCTGTTGCGCATGGCCCGCTCGCCGAGCTCGACGGGCTTCTGGGTCGGGTGCCACTCGTTCCTGTTCGCCCGGTTGGCTTCCCAGACGGTGACCTCGTTATTCGGCCCGTACCAGCGCGCGGACCTGCCCTTTCGGTGAGCGTAGTAACAAGGCTCGTGCTTGCCCTTGTAGTGCGCCGAGGTGACGAACTGCGCGTTGTTCTTGACCCAGATCACCTGCGCGGTGATAACGTACCCCGCTGCCGCTGCCGCTGCCGCTGCCGCTGCCGCTGCTGCGTGGGCATCTGCGTACCAGAGGTACAGGGCGGCGTGGTCGGCCGCCGCGATCTGGAGCATCGGCAGGGCGTCGCCGTAGATTGTGGTCCCGGGCTGGTCGCCCTGGAGCGCTTCGCGGGGCTTAGCTCCGCCTGTGTAGCCGACGCCGTAAGGCGGGTCGGTGAACACGAGGTCGGCCAGGCTGCCGTTCATCAGCCGCTCGATATCGGTCGCGACCGTGGAGTCTCCGCACAGCAGCCGGTGCGGGCCGAGCAGCCACAGATCCCCCGGCTGCGTCACCGGCTCCGCAGGCGCATCGGGTACGGCGTCAGGGTCGGTGCGCTTCTCCGGGACCTTCAGCCCGGCCAGCATCGCGTTCAGGTCCGCCTCGGTGAACGACGCCGCCTCCAGCAGCGCCGGATCAACCGCATGCACCTCGGCCGCCATCGCCGCCAGGTCGCCCAGGTCGAACGCGCCCAGCGCCGACGTGCGGTTATCAGCCAGCGCGTACGCCTTCGCCGTCGCCTCGTCATCATCGGTGCCGACCACGGCGATCTCAGCCCACCCGAGCTCGATCGCGGCCAGCAGCGTGTGATTCCCCGCCGTCACGGTCCCGTCCGGCCGCGCCACGATCGGCTTGCGCTGCCCGAACCGCTTCAGCGACCGTTTCACCGCCTGGACGTCGCCGCGCCGCGGATTCCCCTCGAGGATGCGCAGCCCGGCGACCGGGCGGGCCAGCGGCCGCAGCGGCTCAGCGATCACTGTCCGCCACCCCCAATGCGGTCACTGTCCGCTACGAAGTCGCAGTGCGTTACCGAAAAAACGGCCCCGAAAGTCGTGGGGAGAGAAAAATGGCTGCGGGCGGGTCATGGGGCCAGGCGTGCGCGCTGGGCGACTCGAGCCAGCGCGTTTCCGCAGGTCAGCGCCACGCGGCCTGCCATGGTC